TACGATGAAGCCCTTATGCGGTTGTGGGATTACAGCATCCAAAACAGCGATCTCGCATCGACTTACAACGAACTTGGCACCCTTGCTGATCGTGTCCTTAGTGGAGAACTAACTGCCGAAACAGCCGTCAAGCTATTCAAGGATATATACGGAAACAACTCCTACGCCGGAGAAGCGGACTTCATGGGAGACAATGTAAGAAGTCAGCTTGCTCCGTATCTCGCCAGAATGATTACTGGATATGGCGGATACGAAGGCTTGATGGACAAGGTTGCGTATTATGAAAAACTTGGCGACACAGAAAGTGCAGCATACCTCCGCAGGCTGTATGCGATGCAGCAAATCAATGATAACTTCGCAGAAACCGGCGTTGTCAACTATGACGGAATCATCGCATCACTATTCGGGGACAGTGTGGTATACAGCTCTGCAGCTGGTGAATATTCCACCAATCAGGCTCAGAAAAAAGAATTTCTGGCAGATATTGAAGGATACATCACTAATTACAGCGTTGACGTTGCGCGAAAAACCGTGGAAGCATTCAGCGGGAAAAAGAACGACCTCGGAGCTTATTTTGAAGCTATCGGACGAGGAATCAAGTATGAAGACGGCAGCGAGTTCGCCTTTCAACCTCTGAATGGATATTACGTAGATGAACTTGAGCATATCATGGACGGGCTTAGAAGCGTCTATGATTTTGAAAAGGTTCTTGCGGATGAATCCACAGTTTTTGCCGAATCTGGCTCTGCTTACAGAGATTACATTGCTGCGTACTCATTGCTGTACGGCAATGCCAGCCAGAACGCCAGCGATTACCTGATCCAAGCACAGGTTGAGCCGGTCGTGCCGGAAGGAGCTATTCAGGAAGCAGCGGGAGACGCGACGATCCCTGCGGAGGTTGTGCCTGAAACAGGCGGAGAAACCGAAGCGGTAGCCATTCCGGCAGAGGTGACGGGGCAGACCGAGGCTGCAGCCGACGCGCTTGCAGACGCACAGGGCGTAATGGATGCCGGTCTGACGGCTGACGCATCCGTAACCGGCCTGTATGCCAGCGCAGTTGCAGAACGTGCCAGCGCACAGGCGTATCTATCTGCCAATCCCGGAAAATGGAAGGTCAACACCGTGCGCACAGGAAGTCTGCTGGGCGGCCTGTTCGCCGAGGGCGGACGCGCTACGGTTCCGTCGATCTTCGGTGAAGCCGGGCCGGAATGGGCGATCCCGGAAGAACACACGGACAGGGTGGCCAGCCTGTTCAACGCCGCCCGCGAGGCGGCGGGATTTACCTGGCCGGAACTGATCGAACGCAACGGCGGACTGAATGCAGGAGGAACGATGCCTACGCAGATTGTGTATGCGCCGACCATTGTAGCCAATGACGCCAGCGGTGTCGAGCAAAAACTGATTGAGGACAAAGAACGCCTTAACCAGTGGTGGGAAGAAAAGAAGATGCGCGATGATGTGGAGGTGTTTGCATGACGCTTAGCGGATACACATACCAGTGCAGCGCCGGTGAAACCTTTGACACGGTTGCGCTGGCTGTATATGACGACGAGAAATATGCGGCAGAGCTGATGACGGCCAATCCTGACCTGGTACACATGATGGTGTTTGAGGGCGGAGAGTTGCTTTTTCTGCCGGTTGTTGAGAAACCCGACGAGGACGGCGAAACTGAATATACTCCCAGCCAAGCACCGTGGAAGGAGGGATAACAGATGGCTGAAATCGGTTCCTGGAAGGGCCACACCTTTACGGTGTCGCCGACACTGATCCGCAGCTTTTCCGGCCTGACGATCAAGGGAAGCAGCGAAACCGAGGACAAGACCGGCAGCGGCCAGAAGTATGTTTCCCGAAAGAATGGCAATCCGTCTGAAATCTCGCTTACTGTTGAGCTGAACGCCCTGACAGGATGCAACGTCAAGGATGAAGCCCTGCAGTTCGTCAATCAGGCACACAATGGCGCGAAAGACTATTTTTATCTCGGAGGAAAAAAACTGGTTGCCTGCCAGTTGATGCTTGTGGAAGCCTCCGTCACAGAAACGGCCATTGCCGCAAACGGGACGTGGACGAGCTGCAAGGTCAAACTGGTCATGAAGCAGTGCGCCAAGTACGACGGCACGGGAAGCGACAGCGGATCGGGCGGCGGCGGAAGCGGCGGAGGCAACGGCAGTTCGGGAGGCTCTAAAAAGACCTCCACAAAGAAGTCTACGTCCTTGGTAAGCAAAGTTGTTGACACTGCAAAGAAAGTAGCTACTGCCGTTAAAACAGCCGTTCAGACCGTTGCTTCCAAGGTCAGCTCCGTTGTATCTGCAGTTAAAAAAATCAACACTGTGGTCAGCAATGCCAAGAAAGCATCGGCTCCCGCGAAGAAAACCACGCCAGTTGTTAAGAAGGTATCGACAGCCAGCAAGAAGATCAAGGCACTTGCGAAGTGAGGGGTGAAGAATGGCACAGTACATCATTACAAACCAGCCTGCGCCCATTGACTTTGAATGCAATAACGAGATCATCATGCGCACGCTGCAAAATGCGAAGAATCTGCTGATGTGCCGGATGGGAGAAGTCCCTTTCGACCGATACAGAGGATTCGATCCGGCGCTCTACGACCTTCCGATCCAGCAGCTCAGAGAGAAACTGCTGCCGGAACTGGACAGGATCATGCTGTGGGAGCCGGATGTTGAGGTTGTGGATGCGGAATGTTCCTTGAGTGAGGACGGCGAAATTCTGATTGAAGCAACCATTGAGATTACCATTGACGAGTAACGGAGGTGATTGAATTGGATAACGAAATTCATTATCTCACATACGACCCTGACGCGATATGGCTTGAAGCGATCAAAGCCTATGTGGAAGCGGGCGGCGACGTGCTGTATCCGGGCGACGAAAAGGAAATGCTGCTGCGCGGCGTCCTTGCTGTCGTCATGCAGGTATTTGCGGGCGTTGACGCCGCGCTGCGCATGGACACGCTGCGCTATGCCCTGGGTGAATACCTCGATCTGTACGGCGAGGGACGCAACTGCATACGTATTCCCGCGCAGGCAGCTACGACCGATGTTGAGATCATCTTCCATGCCAGCGGTACGGCAAAAACCATCGAGGCCGGTACGGCACTGACTGCCGACGGCGAGAAGCTGTATCTGCTTGCGGAGGATGTGCAGCAGACCGGCTATGAGCAGACGATCACCGCAAAGATCATCTGCCACGACGAGGGCGGAATCGGCAATTCCCTGCTTGCCGGTACACAAATGCAGTTCATGATCCCCAACCCTGCCGTGACGAGCATATTTGTGCTGAAGGACGCCAGCGGCGGCCAGGATGAAGAAGATGACGAAACCTACCGAGAGCGCATCCGAACCTTCGGCCTTATCAGCACCACGACCGGCCCGCAGGCGCAGTATGAGAGTGCAGCAAAGAATGTCACCAGCGAAATTCTGGACGCCAGAGCCTTGAATATGGGCGACGGCATTGTTGGCGTATATCTGCTGCTGGCAAGCGACACCGGCTCCACGGCCATCATCGAGAACGTGGAAAAGGCGTTGAACGCCGAAAGCGTGCGACCGCTGACGGATACTGTCGTAGTCAGTCAGGCAACACAGCTTAAATACACACTGAATATCCAGTACAGCCAGGAAATCGGAAGCAACATCACCGCCGCCATCGCAGAGGCGGTAGAGGAATACCGGGCATGGCAGGATGAAACGATTGGCCGTCCGTTCAACCCGGACAAGCTGATGGTTATGCTGTATCAGGCGGGTGCGCTGCGTGTTACCTGGGGCGAGGGCAGCAATTTCAACGGCGGAGACGTGGTATACACGGACATTGCCAAGAATGCCCATTGCAAGGGCGAAATCAAACTGGCGGTGGTCACATGATTAACTTCAGCATCCATCAGCTTTTCCCCGATTTTATCCTTGAGGACAAGAACGGATTTGCCATGGCAAAGGCCATCGAGAAGATGCTGCAGATCATGTGCGATACTGTCCGAAACGGCGTTGATACAGTCAAGGATGTGGAGAAGATGCCCGAATGGCGGCTTGACGAGCTGGCCTGGGAATACAACTGCCCATATGACTACAATGCCGATGTAGAGAAAAAACGACGCTGGATACGCGACGCCAATACGCTCAACAGCCTCTACGGCACACGCGAAGCCATCTATCAGTATCTTATCGGATATTTTGACGATGTGAAGCTGGAAGAAGCCAGAGAGTACGGCGGCGATCCGTTCCACTTCCGCCTGATCTTTACCGGCCTTTGGGATACTGATAAGGTGACATGGGCTACCAACGCCATCAACATGGTCAAGAACGTGCGCAGCGTTCTTGACTATTACAATTTCAAGAACAAATGGGACATGCTTGTTTACGCCGGGTGCGCCCTTTATGGAGAAAGCAAAGGGGTATTCCACGTCCCGACCGTCGCGCTTGACGAAGTGAGATGGTATGTGGACGAAGTGGAAGATATGCTGACCGACGAAAATGGCCTGATCTTCTTTGTGGAGGGCTGAGTATGATTTCGACGATCCCGAATTTGACCAACATCGGAAAGAGCCTGCTTGTCCGAGCCATTGGCGGAGAAACGATTACGTTTACCTGCTTCAAGATCGGCGATGGCAGGCTGAGAACCAACCAGACGGAGGAAAGTCTGACTGACCTTATCAGTCCGAAGGTTTCCTTTGACATCAATGAACTGGATGCTTCCCAGGACGGATATGTGAGCCTGACCGGCACGTTTGACAGCGGCGACATTACATCCGACTTCGACTGGCGAGAGCTGGGGCTTTTCTGCAAGGGCGAGGACGGCATTGAACAGCTTTATGCATACGCCAACAGCGGGGATGATGCGGGGCTTCTGCCCGCGCTGCGCACCGACGTACTGACAGAGCAAACCATCACTCTGATTGTGGCGGTAGGCGATGCGGAACAGGTGACGGCGCTGGTATCGCCCAAGAAGCAGTACGCGGAAAAGAAAGACCTTGAGGATCACGCGAACAGCCGATCCAATCCGCATAACGTCACCAAAAAGCAAGTGGGTCTGAGCGAGGTTGAGAACGTTTCGCCCAGCAACATGCAAATCAATTTCACTGAGGCGCAAACCCCTGCGGAGCTTGCGACCGGCGAGAAAATGAGTGCGCTGATGGGCAAGATTGCCGCTGCCGTCAAGAAGTTCATCGCTCATATCGGCAGCAAGGATAACCCTCATGAACTGACGGCAGATAAAATCGATGCTGCGAAGAAAGATCACAAGCACGACGCCGGAAGCATTGAGACCGGCGTACTGGGGCTTGAACGCGGCGGTACGGGAGTAACCAAGATTGAGGATCTGAAAAACCTCATTGGCACGAATGCCGTTATGAACGTATATTCTGGTGACGGCACGGTGAAGCGCCTGATTAACGTAGGTTTCAAGCCCTCTGCAGTCATTCTGTGCAGCGGAAACGGCTTCATGGGCGATTCCACGAAGGGCGTATGCGGCGGCCTTGCGCTTGGCGCTTACGGTCTGAGAAGCGCAGCCAGCGATCTTCCTTCGCATGCAACGACCTGGGACGACACCTACACCGCTATGCTCATTACGGACGAAGGTTTTTACGTCAACTTCTTCGAGGGTGAAACGCCGCAGCAGCGCATTGCCACGAATGAGGCGGGCGGAACCTACCTTTACATCGCGTACAGATAAGGAGGACGTATGGCAACAGTCAAAATAACTGAAAAAGAACTCGTTTCTGCTGTAAAGCAGGAAGCGAGTTTTTTGATTACCCAGAAGGAAATGGTGAACGGCACGGAAACCGAAGCGCTCCGACGCGCCGAGATGGCCGTTATCGTAGCGGCGCTGCAGGCTGCAGGCATCAACAAGGATTTGCTTTCCAAAGCGGCATTCGACAAGTTGCAGCCGGAGATCATCAAATCTATTGAACCCACCGAAGAAGGACTGCTGATTACCTATCTGGACAACAGCAGCGAAACCCTTTCCATCTCCACCGGCGGTCTTGCGTTTGACGCCATCAATTACGACCAGGAAACGGGCTATCTGCACATTACGATGAACGGTGAAGATGTGGTTAGCCCGTGCTTCATCGGCGGTGGCGGCGGCAGCGGCATGACCGGCACGAAGGTTGTGCTGCAGATTCTCAACGCCAGCAATACGCTGACGATGGCCCATGGAGAGGACTTTGACCTGCTGTTCTCCTTCTACGATTACGACAGCAGCGGCGATTACACCACTTCTACGGGCGTGCTGGAAGTATCGGTCAATAATGTGATTGTGCTGACGAAGAATATCAATCAGGGCAATCACAGCATCCCTATCGGCTCTTTCCTGACAGAGGGCCAGAACCGCGTTAAGATCAAGGTGACGAACGAAGATGACATCTACGCCACGAAGTCCTGGCTGATTGATGCAATCGCGCTTTCGGTCAGCTCTACGCTGGATGATACTGCGGTATATACCGGCGTGCTGCCGCTGTACTATACGCCGGTCGGCAACAACATCGAAAAAACCATCCATTTCGTCGTTGACGGCGACGAGATTGCCACGGCCACTGTGACGGCTTCCAACCGCCAGCAGCGCCAGGACATCCCGGAGCAGAGCCACGGCGCACACAGGCTCAAAGTATACGCCACGGCCACGGTTGAAGGCGTCAGCGTGACCAGTAACGTGCTGGAATGGGACGTGATCTGGGCCGAGACCAACAACATGACGCCGATCATTGCGTGCAGCTTTGAGGGCACTGTGCAGCAGTATACCACGGTGCGCATCCCGTACCTGGTTTACAACCCTGCCAGCCTGAAAGCGGATATCGAGCTGCTGATTGATGGCGCGGTTGTCAATACCATGTCCATTGACCGCACGCGGCAGTATTGGGATTACAAGCCTGAAACCAGCGGCGAAAAGAAACTGACCATCAAATGCGGCGACGAGGAAAAGGACATCAAGTTGACGGTTACCGAAATCGGCATCACCGTTGAACCTGTTACGACAGGCCTTGTAATCGACCTGAATCCCACCGGCCACAAGAATGCGGACACCAACCGCCTTGAGTTTGGCTACACCGACGAAGGGGGCGTCAATCACCCTCTGACCTTCTCTGATAATTTCGATTGGGAGAACGGAGGTTTCCAGACGGATGCGGACGGAAACACTTATTTCTGCGTAAAATGCGGAACGAGTGTCAGTTTCGACAAGGGCCTGTTCGGCGACGACGCCATGCGCACGGGCAAGGAAATCAAGATCGTCTTCAAGGCAACCAACTGCCGCAATTACGACGCCCAGGTAGCAAGCTGTTATTCTGATGGCATCGGCCTTGTGGTGCAGGCGCAGAGGGCGACGCTCAAATCCGAGCAGACAACCATGGAAGTGCCGTACTGCGAGGATAGCATTATCGAAATGGACGTCAATATTGAGCCGGACAGCAAGGATCGCGTCATGATGATCTGGCTGGAGGGTGTCCCTTCCAAGGTCGCCATCTACGAGGAGAACGACAACTTCACACAGGATCAGGAGCAGATGTTCACCATCGGCTCCAACGAGTGCGACGTCCATATTTACCGAATCAAGGCCTATTCCAACGATCTGACGCAGTATGAAATCCACGAGAACTGGATTGCAGACGCCCCGGACGCACAGGAAATGGTAGCACGTTATACCCGCAACGACATCTACGATCAGAACGGCGATATCGACATCCAGAAACTCAAGGGGGCCAATCCCGATCTGCGCGTGATTGAAATCTATGCCGAGCGCATGACGACCGGCAAGGAGGACAAGGTGACGTGCAAGGTTGTACATACCATGCGCAGCGGCGGCGACGCCCACACCTTCACCGGCGAGGGCGTGGTAATGAAAGCGCAGGGTACATCCTCTGCGCAGTACGGCGAATCGGCCTTGAATCTCGACCTTGAGTTCAAAAACGGATTTGTTTTTGGCGACGATACCAAGGCGGACGTGTACAGCATGACGGAGAACAGCATCGGCGTTGATTACTTCAACATCAAACTGAATGTTGCCAGCTCCGAAAATGCCAACAACGTCATCATGGCGGATGAGTACAACACCTATCAACCCTACTTTACCCCGGCCAGAGCCGCCGATCCGCGCGTGCGCGACACCGTTGAAGGTCATCCGTGCGTCGTATTTTTCCACAACACCAGCAACGAGACGGTGCAGATGGGCGCTATCAGCGTTCCGGCGGGCAGCACAGCGCTGTTTGGCTGCGGCGACATGAACAACAGCAAAAAGAATTTTGATGTGTTCGGCCAGGGATATGACGAGGAACATTACCCCCTGCAGTGCTGTGTGGAGATTTCCAACAACACCAACTTCCAATGCCTTTTCAAAGATGCCGACCTGACCAACGAAACGTGGGACGGCAAGGGCAGTTTTGGGTTCCGCTATCCCAAGGAGCCCACCAACGGCATGAGGATTGCGTTCCAGCGCCTCCTCTCCTGGGTTGTGTCCACCGACCGCACAGCGGCGACGGGTGCAGCGCTTAACCCTGCTGTGACCTATGGCGAGACCACCTACACCCACGATACAGCAGAGTATCGTGCAGCCAAGTGGATCAACGAGTACAGCAACTACTTTGTGCATGATTCGCTGATCTACCACTATGTCTTTACCGAACGTCACTCGATGGTCGATAACCGCGCGAAGAACGTCTTTGTCAGCACGACGGACGGCGTACATTGGGACTTTACCAAGGACTATGACAACGATACGGCTGACGGTAACGACAACGAGGGCGGCCTGACCCTCTCCTACGGCATGGAGGACACGGACACCATCGGCTCCAAGGATGTCTTCAATGCATCGGGCAGCGTGATTTGGTGCAATGTCCGCGACCTGATGTTTGATGACTGCAAGGCGATGTTCGTATCCCTTGAATCCAAGGGTGCATGGGACGCAGAACGTATCCTGGCAAAGTACAAGAAATATCAGGGCGCAAGGCCGGAAGCGCTTATCATCGAAGACATGTGGAAAAAGTACATCAAGCCATTTACCAACAACGGCACGGTTGCCTACCTGGAAATGATGTACGGCACAAAGGAGGATCAGCGCAGGCAGTATGAAACCTACCAGGAGAAATACTGTTCCAGCAAATACAACGGCAGCATTGCCACCTCCGACACGATCACCTTCCGCGCTTACACCCCGGAGAATTGGACAGGTGTAGCCCCCAGCAGCATCATCACGGTAACGCCCTACGCGGACATGTACATCCATCTCAAGTCCGGCTCCGGCGAAGCCCGCGTACGCGCCAAGCGCAATGTGGCTTATGAGCTTGTATGCCCCATTGATACGCTGAATGATACGGAAATCTATCTGTACAGCGCATCGAATATCGCAGACGTTGGTGATCTGGCTGCGCTGTATGTCGGTTATTTCAACATCGCCAGCGCGGTCAAGCTGCGCAGGCTGAAATTCGGCGACGGCACGACCGGGTATACCAATACCAACGCTACCACCATCGGCCTTGGTAACAACACCCTGCTTGAAGTGCTTGACATCCGCGGATGTCCCAATATGGCCGTCGGCCTGAATCTGACGAGCTGCGGGGCGCTGACGACACTGGAAGCGGAAGGAAGCGGCATCACGGGCGTCAACTTTGCGCGTGGCGGCAAGGTGCGCACGGCGCACATTCCGGCGGTCGCAAGCCTTTCTGCGGTTGCGCTGAAGGAACTGGCCGACTTCCGCATGACCGGCTATAACAATCTGCGCACGCTGCGCATTGAGGAATGTCCCACGCTGAACGTGCTGGATATTATCAAATCTGCAACCGGACTGACGCGCGTGCGCATCCTGGGCATTGACTGGATGTTGGAAACGACCGATCTGCTGGATTGGCTGGTTGGCCTCAAGGGCCTGGATGAAAGCGACCACAACCTCGAGACTTCGGCGCTGACCGGCAAGGCTTATACGCCGGTTATGCGCCAGAGCAAGCTGGCTGCATACCGCGCTGCATGGAGCGACCTGATCCTTTCCTACGATACGCTTGTGCAGCAGTACCTTGTCACCTTCAACAACTGGGACGGCTCCAAGCTGTATGACATCTACATCGACCGAAACGAGGACGCTCCCGACCCGGCTGCAACCGGCCTGATCCCTACGCCCTCGCGCGAGAGCAGCATTTCCACGGTTTACACCTATGACGGGTGGGATGGATCGCTTGCAAACATCATTGCACCGAGAACGCTGACGGCGCTGTTTGTCGAATCGGCACGCATGTATCATGTGCGCTGGATGGATCACATGAACACGATCCACAAGGAAGCGGATTACCCCTATGCGTCCGACGCGGTATACGACGCGGAGCTGCCGACCAGAACGGACGAGGAAAGCATGGCGGTCTATTACCAGTTCAAGGACTGGAACAAGAGCACCGGCTTCATCGACCGCGATATTGACGTGCAGGCTCTTTGGGAGCGCGGCGAACTTCCTGCACCCGGAACCGAATCCGAGAGCATGACGGACGTTGAGCTGTATGCCATCAAGCGCAATAACAAGGCCAAGGATTACTTTGTAGAGAAGGATCGAATCCGCATCACCATGGGCTATCAGCCGGAGTTTACCAATGTCGAATATGTTGATCTGGCCGATGAAATGGTATTTGACGGCGAGACTTACTACGACACGGGTATCAAGCTCCTGTCCGGCGGCATTGACCAGGCATGGACGCTGGTTGCCGACATGACGTTCACCAAAACGACTGCGGATGCAACGATGCTTTCCTGTTTCCAGGATGACGGATTTATGGGATTCAGGGTGAAGTACCTGAACGGCGTATCCGTCCAGTGGTCTACCAACAGTCTTGGCACCGCATCGGCCACCGACCGAGAAATTGTTGTTCTGCGGCATGAAGCAGGCAGCAGAAACCTCAAGGTCTATGCCTCCAAATGCGCCGATATGAAGATTGGCTACTCCGAGCTGACGAAGGTTATCGACACCGTGACCGACAAGACCCTGATCCTTGGCGCGGCCCAGAGCGACACCGGCGGACTTTCCGATTACGCTACGGGTGTACTGCACAACTGCCGCATCTGGTACGGAGACCTGGGCGACGCCGTATGCTCCCGGATTGCAAAATGGCCCCGCGAAACTTACAGCTGGGAGGTTGGCAACTTCGGAAGCTACAAGCTGGCCGCCGACGCCAGCCAGGCAACGCAGATTGACTTCATCTGCGCATCCCTGTTGTCTCGCTACCATCGAATGAATCCGACTGGCACGACCGAGGGCGGATTCCCGGCAACGGAAATGTATGCCTGGTTAACTGCACGCATCATCCCGGCTATGCCGGAAACCTGGCAGAGGATGCTTGAGGAGTGTACGGTCAATTATATGGAGTATGTTGACGGCACGAACCACAACATCGGCACTTTCAACACCAAGATTTGGCTTCCCAGCTATATTGAAATGCAGGGCGGCACGAGCGAACCATGGATTTATGAGGGCGCGAAGCACATTCCGTTCTTCATCAACGGCGCTACGCGATGCAAATTCAAGGGCGCAGACAGCATCACCCGCAAGGGGTACGCGACCTTCACCAGCGACACCGATCCGGCGCTTGTTGGCAGCAACAACGTGCAGGAGGGCGACCTGTGGATCAACACGGCGGATAACTCTCGCGGCTATCTGCGAAAGAACGGCGATTGGTTTGCTGCCTATGCCTTCTTCCTGCGTGGCGCGTCGATCACCTATGCGGCGTACTTCTGCTATGTGAACAATAACGGCTATGTCGGCACGAACGGCGGCAGCGCGGCCAACGTCTTTGGCGTCTGCCCCCGCTTCTCTATCTAAAGGCGAAGCCGCAATCCGCAACCTCTGCCCAGCGTAAGTCTGGGCAGAGAACCCTTTTACCAACATCACGCGCATACGCGCACGCGCGAGGAGTGATGCCTATGGCTGTCCTGAGAAGAAAACGCGCAGTTGCCTATACAGAATTTGAGCGGCAGATGGGAAAAATTTGCACGGAAGCCAAGAACCGGCTGAACACGCTGCCAACGCGGTACAGAAAATATCTGAGCCGCAAGATATACGAACCGGCAAGCCGGGCGTATGAAGCGGTGATCCTCGCCAACGAAAAGGCCGCCCGAAACGAAGCTGAACAGCGGAAACGGACGGCTCTTTTCAATACTGCGGTATCGCAGCTTGTCATGCTGCAGAAGCCCCTCCTGGCTTACTGGAACATCAAGGATACCTCTGAGGGCGGCATGGATCAGCTTGCGAAAATGATAAACCGCGAGTTCGGTCTGATCTATGGCGTTTCAGGCAGAAAGGATATGCCGCCAATGATTCTGACACTTCCCAAGAAAAAGCTCAAGAGCCTGCTATTTCTGAGTGTCATGTGCGATCTGCACAAGTACACCTATCAGAAAATCGGGCATGCGCCGAAGGATTGCACGGACTTCATCAGCGCACGCATTGCCGATTTCTGCGATACAGCGCTCTATCATGTCGTCCTGGCAAACCGCAAAATCCCAGAAACTCGGCAGGAGGCCGACGACCGGGAAGCTCACTTACAGAGTGCCATCGAATGCCTAAACGGGATGCAGCGCCCGATGCTGGCGCTGTGGAACATCATGGATTACAGCGAGAACACGATGGATGAATGGGCCGGTTTGCTGGACGAGGAAATCAAACTCCTTGAGGGCTTGAAGAAAGCTGACAAAACCCGATACAAAGGGCTGGAATAATCAAGGAAAGGAGATACCGGGTTACGTTCTGCTATGGTTTGCTGCCAATAACTTCTTCCTGCGTGGCGCGTCGATCACCAATGCGACGAACTTCTGCAATGTGAACAATAACGGCAATGTCAACACGAACGGCAACAACGCGGCCAACGTCAATGGCGTCTGCCCCCGATTCCCATAACCTGAGTAACGATGAATAAGCGTGAAAATGCAATGTTTATGAGAAGGAGAACGTAACCCTCCGGCTGCGACCGGTAAATTGATGGCGGCGCTGAAATAAGCGCCGCACACCACGTCGGTGTCCCTTTATGCGCGGGCGGACGCTGCTTGCATGGCGACGGGCTGACTGTCACCGTCGTTTCATTCCCGCTGCATTGATCCGGCAGAACGACAGGCCAACCGGGAGCTATGGTTCCGGGGACAATAAGAGCCGGAAAGGGCGTAGGCGAAACTTCATCATGACTAATCAAGAAAGAATCCAGAAACGCATCGAGCGGGACAAGGCCCGAAAGGCTGAGAAACGCCGGGCGCTGATCGAGAAGCACGGCTCGTTTGAGCGTGTTATCACGATGCAAAATCTTCATCATTCGCTCCAACATCGGCGGAGTGACGTCGAGTGGAAGGGCAGCGTTCAAAGGTATATCCAGCACGCCATCGTCAAGATGAAGCGCACGAAGGATGACCTCATGAACGGCCAGCTCCACATCAACCGAACCATCCGACGCCGGACGATCTATGAGCGCGGCAAGGCGCGTCTGATCCACGCGATTATGATTGATGCCCGCGTGATCCAGGGCGCTCTCTGTGACAGCAGCATTACGCCGCTGACACAGCCGACGCTTATTTACGACAATCCGGCCAGCACAAAAGGAAAGGGTGTTTCCCACGCCCGCACCCGAAATATGCGCTTCATTATGCGCGAGGCCAAGAAACGCGGTACGGAAACATATGCCCTGTCGTATGATTTTTCCGGCTATTTCAACAGCATCCCGCACGCACTATGCAAGAAACGCCTGATTCACGCAGGAATGGACGAGCGACTGGTAGCGCTGACAATGTATTTTATCAAGCTATACCAGGAGCAGGATATATCCCTGATGCGCAACCCTTCCGTTCAGGAGGAAATGCGGCGTCGGCTCTGGGCTGACGAAATGGCGGGAGCCACGCTTGGCAGCCAGATTTCACAGGATATTGCCCTTGTCGCACCCAATACCCTTGACCATGCCATCAAGGACAGAGAACGCGCAAAACACTACATCCGCTTCATGGATGACGGGATTGTGTACGGAAACAAAGATGATCTTAAGGCATTGCTCTCCGTGATCCGGCGCGAGGTGGAAGCGCTGGGTCTCAAACTCAATGCCAAGAAAACGCACATCACTAAGATGTCGCGCGGAATCACCTTTCTCAAGGTGCGCTACACCATAACGCCCACCGGGGGAATTATTCGCAAGATTGCGCGAGACAGCATCATCCGCATGCGGCGAAAGCTCAAGAAATTCAAGAAGATGGTCGATCAGGGCATCATGCCCAAAGACGATGCTTTTATTGCATTCAAGAGCTGGTACGGCAATGTGAAACGGGTAGCAAGCACCTATCGGCAAAGGCAGCGAATGTTGAGATTGTACAACGATTTATTCCACGGATACAGATTGAAAGGGATGATGATATGAGCTATTTCAAAATCATTCGTGACGGGAACGTCATTGATGCGGGCGAAATCTTCCTGAAATGGCAGGCGAAAAACAGAATCCTGGTGAGCTGCCCGCCTGACGAAGCACAGTTCGTCATGAGCCATGACGGAGAGACGATCTGGCGCGTCGCCTGGCTGAATCCTGCTCCCGGAGAAGCTGGAAGCTATGAAACCATCGAGGCGGCCATGATTGACCGTCAGGAATACCTCGATCTTCGCGCAGTGCTTGACGAGGGCGAAGTTGTGCCGGAGCCGGAGCCGGTGATCCCGGAGCCTGAACCCGAACCCGATCCCGACCCGGAGCAGCCGGAGCAGGAAAAGCCGATGACCGTTGCTCAGATGCGGGCAAAAATCATCCAGCTTGAAGAAGAATTGCAGGCCGCAAAAATCCTGCTGGGGGTGAGCAAATGAGCAGCCTGATCGAGTTGGCAAGGAAATTGCGCCCGATTATTGAGCGGGCCGTAGAATCCCTGGACGATGAAACGGCAATCGAAGCAACCTCTCTGTTTCCGATGTGGAGCGGTGATGCGGTCGATTATCCTGCAGGCGTGCGCGTGCGCCATAACGGCGTGCTGTATAAAGTGCTGGCCACGCATACATCGCAGCCGACATGGACGCCGGATGCCGCCCCTTCGCTGTTTGCAAAGGTGCTGATTGAGGATCCCAATGTGATTCCCGAATGGGAGCAGCCCGACAGCACGAACGCCTACATGACAGGCAACAGGGTAATGTTTGAGGGCGCTGTTTACGAATCCACGGTTGACAACAATGTGTGGTCGCCTGCTGCGTACCCGGCAGGCTGGAAGAAGGTTGGATAATGGACAATCCGACGAACAAACCGAGAGATCGTCCCATAATCAGCCGAAAACCATATTCCATCGTCCCGCAGGTGGACGGGACGGTGGATGTTTACCTACGCCCGGAGGTGCGGGTATATCATACCGACCTGGGCATCCGGGAGTTTGATATTACGGTGCGCCTCATCAGAGGAATTATCCCCTGGGACGGGCTGGAAGATGACATTCGCGCACGCTATCAGGCGTGGTGCGACAGCGCGGAGGTGATTGACCTATGATTATTCGTGTGAAGCTGTCGCGGGCGGAGAACCTGAGTTACTTCGGCTGCGTTGCAGGCGATATTGTGAATATTGAGATTGAGGAATATGTGGCCGGTGTAGTCGCATCCGAAATCGGTAATTCGCATATTGAAGCCTGCAAGGCACAGGCCATCGCCGCCCGAACCTTTGCTATGAACTATGTCGGGGATAACAAGCATATCACCGACCAGAGCAGCACCCATCAGGCGTTCAGAACGTCCCGGTGGGACGCTGAAAAGTATCCCAATGCTAACGACGCAGCGGCACAGACTGCGGGAATGGTGCTGACTTACAACGGTGACATTCTCAAAACGTGCAGCTATTCTTCTTCCAATGGCGGGCGAACCACCAGCAGCCAGGAGCGCTGGGGAGGCGTCAGGCCGTATCTGATTGCGCAGGATGACCCGTGGGATGCGGCGGCCTGCGCAGAGCGGGAGGAAGCGGGCCAGTCGATCACGAAAGGCCACGGCGTCGGCATGAGCCAGTATGGCGCTGCATGGGCAGCGCGGAACGGAATCGGGTATCGTGAGATACTCGATTTTTATTATCCCGGAACCAAAATTGCAACGAATTACGGAGAAACGGACGTTGCTGAAACGGAGGAAGAAATGAGCAACACGACCAACAGGGCGCTGATCCCGTTTACCAACGAGCATTTTGTCGCCTTTCTGCGGGAAATGGTAGGTCGCCCCTACTGGTACGGTACTTGCGTCTACAAGTGCAGCAACAGTCTGCTCACCCGCAAGGCGAAGCAGTATCCCAGCCACTACAAGGATGAACGTACCGCCACCTACAAGAAGCATATCGCCGCCAAGGAGGTATGCGCGGACTGCATCGGAGCTGCCAAGGGTTATGCCTGGACGAATGCCGGTGATGGCGTGGTGGAAGCCATCGGCAACGACAAGAGCATTACCAGTAAGTACGGCTCCAACAAATGCCCGGACAAGGGCGCTAACTCCATGTTTGCCTATGCCAAGGACAAAGGCATGCCCTGGGGAACCATCGGCACGATCCCGGAGATCATCGGCCTTGCCGTGACCTTCTCCGGCCACGTCGGCTATTATGTCGGCAATGGCAAGGTGATCGAGTTCAAGGGATTCAAGTATGGCTGCAAGGAAACCAACCTGTCCGCCGGTAAGTGGACGCATTGGTATATGCTGCCCTTTATCGACTATGGCGATGCGGATACCGAAACACCCGTACAGACTGCGCCGGTCAAGTATTCCCTGGGCGAACGCCTGCTCAAGAAGGGCAGCAAGGGCGACGACGTAGCCCATCTGCAGCGCATTCTTGTCAATGACATGGGCTATGATCTGGGCGATTACGGCGACAACAAGGACGGCGTGGACGGCGATTACGGCGACAAGACCGTAAAGGCCGTGAAGCGCTTCCAGACCTTCGCTCAGATCGAAGTGGACGGCAAGTACGGCTCCATCACCCACAAGGCCTTGATGGGCGTACTGGACGACATTACCAAGGGCGAGGATGACGAGCAGAAGGAAACCGAACCCGAAGTCACTGCGCCCGCCGGTAAGCATGTATATGTCACCGGCGATAATGTAAATGTGCGCTCCGGCCCGGCCACGACCTACAAGGTCATCACCCGCGTAACCAAGGGCGATACGATGCCCTATGTAGCCACTGCCGAAGCCTCTGGATGGCATGCTGCTGAGATCAACGGCAAGATCGGCTGGATCAGCGGCAAGTATACCGAGGTGAAGGAGGGCTAAGCCGATGGAGCGGATCAATGAGCTTGGCAAGGTAGCCGGTTCCATATCGGCCATTCTTGCCCTGCTGGCCCTCGTTTTCTTCAACCCCATCAAGCGGCGCATCCAGCACAAGCGAGAGGAACACCGTAAAGCCAAGGAAAAGCAGCTCCAGGCGGAACAGGCGGCACGCGATGACGCTGCTGCGTTCCGCAAAGAGATGCGCGAAGCCATGGCGAAGATCAACAATGCGCTCGTCACTTTGACGGATGACATCGGCGATCTTCAGTACGAACGGCTGTCTCAGGCGCAGGAGTTCTACACCCAACAGGGATGGTGTCCCGGCTCCAAGAAGGAAATGCTCTGTCAAATGCACAAGAGCTATCGCGGGAAAGGGCGAAACCATCTATCTGAACACTACGAGGAAGAAATCCTCAACCTTCCCAGCAAACCGCGTGAACAGCAGAGTTGAAAAGCGAAAAGGTTTGCGCTTTTGCGGCAGAAGGGTTTTCGTACTCACTACGCGCACACGCGTCATGACGCGTAATATAATAAGGAGGAAACCAAAATGATTACCATTACCGATCTGATCCTGATTGCCCTGTTCATTGAGGCCATCGTCAACGCGATCAAGCCCATCTGGACTGGCGAGAACAAGCTGACCGTTGCCGAGTATGTTTCTATGGCCATCGGTATTCTGTTTGCTGTGGCCTGCAAGATTGACATGCTGGGTTATGTCGTGGAGATTGAGTTACCCTTCCCTGTGTGGGTGGAATACATCTTCTACGTCCTGACTGGTATTGCCATCGGTCGCGGCACGAATTTCCTGTATGACCTGTGGGGTAAGCTCAAGGAATGGCAGGGCGGCCAGCTCCTCAATGGATTTGCCATGGTTGACGATACTGATGCTGTCGATCTGGAAATCACCCATTGGAGCCTTGACCAGCTCAAAAGTTTCTGCAAGCTGAATGGCGTGAACGCCACCGGCTGCACGACCCGCGAGGAATATATTGATGCCATTGAGGGCGTGTTCTCCGAGGAAAAGGAACCGCCCGTAACTGGCGGCGCTGAGTAATACCGGCGTCGCCTTTTTCATGACAGCATAATGGAGCGCCCGGCAGACACGAAATGCCGGGCGCTCTTTTCTTTGACCTTCTCTATTTGTCATATTATGAGGGAGTGAAAACAGAATGAAAGCGGTGCAACCGATCCGGGACATGGAGCTGCTTTATAAGTGCCTCGATATAGCCCATGAACACGACAGGAAGCGCAAAACCGGCGAAGTGAGCTGGGAGCTGCTGCTGGTCGTCGGTTTCAACACATCCCTG